GTCATCAATTTGGTGAAGCTGGATTTAGACCCCAAAGCGGCACTAATGTAGGCATTGGATACTTAAACTATCGTGCCATAGTTGGTGATGACAATACTCTGTCAGGCGGGTTTGATGGAACCACATTCAGTTTCTATGCCAGGGCAGATGTAGGTGGCACCAGTGGAACTATAGCATACATAACAACTGATCGCGGACCTATAAGCATAAGGCTAATAACTGGTGGTGTAGGTGTTAGTGATAGCTTACAATTCGTATTCTCCTGGAATTTAGATGCAATAATAAATACTCCAATTTATAATTTCACTACTACGAGATTACATCACTACTATATCCATATTGGTGCTTGGAATTGGCCTCAGGCTAACACCGCTGACAGGGTAAGAGTAGTTGATGCCTGGGTAGATGGCATACATCTTGGACAACAGTTTGCCTATACAGGAGATACCAGCAATCCATATTATATGAATCCTGATCTCTTATATATAGGCAGTGACTCAGCTGGTAATGATAGATGGCAAGGCACACTTGCACAATTTTGGGTCAGCGGATATGATAGTCTATCCAACAACTATCTACAGTTATTAACTCCTACAGCCTATGAGAGCTTTGGTGCTAATGGAACCAAGGGTGGGCAATTAAACAACGGATTTGGAACTACTGGACCTCTTTACTTCATAGAAGGTGGTAGGTATAATGATGGTTATCCCTTAGAAGCTGGAGATTTCCTAACCACCAATCCATTAGACACCGCTTATCCTATACAAGGCAACTTTGCGATAATAGCCAATGGATTTTCTATAACCTACGGTGAAGCTAGCTTACAATCCACTGCCAGCCTATCAGCACGATTAGGATATAAGAAATCAGTAGCAGCAACTATGTCATCTGCGTTTGGCTTTACAGCCACACCATATGGCTTTACCAAAGCAGAAGCCGCCATGCAATCAGCGTTTGCATTCACAGCGGACCCAGATGAAATCAGCGGTGGAGTAAGCCTAACCTTAGCCACGGTAAGTCTCGTCGCTGACGCTGATGTCATAAGAAGTGGTGTAGTCGTTGCCACATTATTCACAGATATAGCAGTAACAGCCACAACCAATCAATTAGGCTATGCAGTTCTAAGAGCACAGGCTACATTATCCGCCACACCATACAACTTTACTAAAGCCTCTGCAATAATTAATGCTTCAGCCCTATTACAAAGTGAAGGTAGGTTACAAGCACGTGTGCGTGGTAATGTGCAGATGCAGTCAGCGTTCAGCTTATCAGCACAGACATTAAGGATACGGACAAATAGCCTACAGATGTCAGCACAGGCAAGTGTATTGATTGCCACAGGTGGTGCATTGCGTGGTGGTAGCATCACAATGCTAGCCTTTGACACGGTATTATCAGCAGGTAAGATAATTGAGTTCTTAATAGAAAATACCATAATAGTCACTGAAGAACAACGCAGACTGCGTGTGGCCCTGGAATCTACAGTGTTATTAGTGCAGATGGCAAACGGAGTAAATACAATTACGGCAGAAACCACAGACGTCGTGGTGCCACAAGAACAAGGTAGGTTGTTAGCACAACACAACCTGCCAACAAACTAGGACAAAGCTATGACTATCACACAATCAGGATTCAAAAAAGATGTTCAAGGGACTTATATTGTTAAGGATCCAGGAGCAATTATCACCTACACAGTAGATTGGAGTGACTGGTTACCAACTACAAGTAATATCTCAACATCAACATGGACATTATCAACGGTGTCAGGTGATGGTGCTAATGCCCTAGCCAAAGTCAGCGATGGAATCTCTGGTGCTAACAAATATACCTACATTGAAGTGCAGAAAGGCACAGATGGTAATACCTATGTAGCAAAGAACACAGTGGTGACTAGTGACGGCACAACTGATGTGCGTAGATTCCGTATTCGTGTGCAGGATAGATATCTATAATATGAAAATAGTAATCCTTAACATAGCTGAAATTAAACCTTATGTGAATAACCCACGTAAGAACGACAAAGCTGTGGCTGTGGTAGCAAAAAGCATTGAACAATATGGTTTCCAACAGCCTATAGTAGTTGATAAAAACTCAGTGATAGTAGCAGGACACACACGTTATCGTGCCGCACGCCAACTTGGACTTAAAGAAGTGCCTGTGGTAGTAGCTGATAATCTCAGCCAAGAACAGATCAATGCCTATCGCATCATGGACAATAGAAGCAATGAAAACGCACATTGGGATGACAGCTTATTATACACAGAACTTAAAACACTATTAGAAGACAGCACGATACAAGATCTCAGCATACAAACAGGATTTACTGAAAGCGAACTAAACAAATTATTCCAAGAACCTATAGATCTATTAGAGAAATATAATACCACAGAACAATATCGCAGTCGTCCAGGTGACTTATGGCAATTAGGTGACAATCTCTTACTCAACGGTGACAGCACCCGTGCAGAGGATCTACATCTACTATTGGGCACAGATTCTATAGATTTAATATGGGAGGATCCTCCATATGGTGTAAGTTATGAAACAGCCAATGGTATCAATTATACCAAAGAAGAAAATGAAATACGCAATCATAAGATACAAAATGACAATCTCACCCCAGAACAATTAGATCAATTCTTAGATCAACATCTCAGTGTGGTAATACCTCGCTTAAGAGCTGGTGGGGTAGTATATTGGAGCCATGATATTAGATTTACACAGCAATTTAGAGATCTATTAGAAAAATATAAAGTTCATATTAGTGATACTCTAATATGGCGTAAAAATAATGCCTCAACATGGTTAAGCGACTATGCCAAATACTACGAACCTATTCTATACGGTTGGCGTCAAGGTGCAGAACATAGTTGGTATGGTAAAGGTATGACACCTAATGCATTTAGTATCGCAGAGTTAGAAGACTTAACCAAAGAACAATTAATAAAAATAATCTCTGAAGTAGATGGTAATTATCAAGAGTTCAGCAAAGAAAGCCGTAAGATAGCCAGCTTACACCCCACGGTTAAACCAGTAAAACTCGTCGTTCATCATATCATCAACAGCAGTAAAGTAAATGACATTGTCTATGATGGATTCAGCGGTAGTGGTAGCACACTGATAGCCTGCGAAAGAACACAGCGTAGAGCTAGATGTATAGAACTAGAACCCAAATTCGTAGATGTTACTATACAACGCTGGCAAGATGAAACTGGGCTACAAGCACGTCGCCAGGATGGTGTATTATGGGATGATGTTAACTCAATAGCTGGTGACTTAGATCTACAGCAAGCCTTCTTAAATAGTGAGTTATCCTATGAGTGAAGAAACCCTTAGACAAGATCCCAAATGGGGCACAGTAGAACAAAAAGATGCCCAGGGTAAAGTCATACACATAGAAGAAGGATTGATAGTAGGTAGAGGCGAAAAGAAGCGTGTGATATTACCAGATGAAGTAGAAACTCTCTCTGGTTATGGTATGACAGATAGAGAAGTCTCTGACTATCTAGGCATCAACGAAGAAACACTGCGTTATAACTTTAAGGATTATATTCTAAAAGGTAAAACTAACCTAAAACGCACACTTCGTATGACACAATTGAAAGTAGCCCTGGCAGGTAATGTAACCATGCTGATATGGTTAGGTAAGAATATACTAGGACAAACGGATGCACCTACCCATGATGATTCCACACAACCTTTACCATGGACGGATGAAGTAGCTAAGGTAGATGAATAATGGCATTAAGTCCTCCACAAAAGGAAATAGCCAATAGTCCAAAAAGATTTAGGACAGCGATATGTGGAAGAAGATTTGGAAAAACATATTTGGCTATAAGAGAGTTGGCAAAGTATGCCCGTATCCCAAATAGTCGCTGTTGGTATATTGCTCCAACCCGTGGACAGGGTAAAGGCATAGTTTGGGATCAATTGAAAGACAGGTTAGATAGTCTCAATTGGATAGCTAAGACTAATGAAAGTGATTTAACTATCACCTTAGTCAATGGCAGTGAGATAACGATTAAGTCAGCAGACGCTGGCGAACGCATGCGAGGATTCAGTGTAGATTTCGCAGTGTTTGATGAGTTTGGTGATATGAGCGGTGATGTATGGACAGCAGTGCGTCCTACGCTGAGTGATAAAGAAGGACACGCTTTCTTTATTGGCACACCCAAAGGTGGGCGTAGCAGTTGGGCATATGACATATACAATAATGCCCTAACCAATGATGATTGGGCGAGTTTTACCTATACCACATTAGATGGTGGTAGGGTCAGTGAAGAAGAAATAGAAAGTGCTAAGAAAGACTTAGATGCTAAAACATTCCAACAGGAGTATTTGGCAACCTGGGTTGATAGTGCTGGTAGAATATATTATAGCTTTGACAGGGCACATAATGTCCGCGAAGTAGAAGATTTGAACACAGATGTGATATACACTGGTTGGGATTTTAACATAGACCCAATGAGTATTGTCATAGCTGTTAGACGTGGAGATGATTTATATGTCATTGACGAAATCAGAATGTATTCTTCTAACACCCAAGAAGCAGTGGAAGAAGTTCGTGCGAGATATCCAAGAAGCAAGATCTGGGCTTACCCAGACAGTGCATCAAGGCAACGAAAAACCTCAGCAGGAGGTAGCACGGATCTTATCCAATTGCAAAACGCAGGCTTCATAGTCAAATGTCTAAACAGCCACAATCCAGTGCGTGATAGGATCAATGCTGTGAATAGCAGACTATGTAGTGGAGATGGCCTAAGACACTTGTATATTAGTGCAAATTGTAAATATACGATAGAAGGACTAGAGCGTCAGACATATAAAGAAGGAACTAGTCAGCCAGACAAAGATAATGACTACAACCATATGATGGACGCATTGGGATATATGGTAGAATATATGTTCCCAATAAGAAAAGATGTAGGTAATATAACCCAACCTCGCAGTTGGGGACACGGATTAGCAGTATAATAACTAGGACAAAAGAATATGGATTACACCTTACAGGACGCATATAACCGTTTAGCCAGTGCTAATAGTTTATATACAAATTACAAACAAAGATGGCAATTTCTATTAGAAAGCTATTTGGGAGGTGATGATTATCGCAGTGGCAAGCACCTTACACAATACAAAAGTGAAACCACAGGTGAATATGAAGCCCGTCTAGCAACAACTCCACTTGCCAATCACGTGAAAAGTGTCGTCAGTGTTTATACCAGCTTTCTATTCCGCGAGGAACCAGATAGAGAGTTCAATAGTCTAGATGGCAACTTAAACCTACAACCATTCCTTGATGATGCTGACTTAGATGGACGCAGTCTAGATGCCTTTATGAAAGATGTAGCCATCTGGTCAAGTGTATTTGGACATTGTTGGATCATAGTAGCCAAACCACAGACTAATAGTGCTACACGTGCTGGAGAACTAGCACAAGGAGTCCGCCCATATGTGAATATATTGACACCATTAGTAGTCACAGATTGGACTTGGGAGCGTGCCAGCAGTGGTGCTTACAATCTCAGCTATATCAAATACCTGGAAGATGTCAATGATACATTCTCAACGGTAAAAGAATGGACACCAGAATTAATTACAACCAGCAGACTAAACAATGTCAAGAATGAGATAGTTGATGTTATTACAGAAATCAATGAACTGGGTGTTATTCCAGCAGTGGTATGTTATGCTAGTCGTAGTCCAGTCCGCGGTGTTGGTGGTAGTTTAGTCACAGATATAGCTGATTACCAAAAACAAATCTACAATCTTAACAGCGAAGTTGAACAAAGTATCCGCCTAAACGGACATCCTACTCTGGTTAAGACAGCAGATGTAGAAGCCTCAGCTGGAGCTGGTGCTATCGCACTCATGCCAGATAACTTGGATCCAGGACTACGTCCATACTTACTAAATGTAGCAACAGATGTAAATCAAATCTATCAAGCTATCAACAATTCAGTTGAGACTATTGACAAGATGGCTAACACTGGTGCTGTTCGTGCTGTGCAATCAACAGCTATGTCAGGTGTGGCTATGGAAACAGAGTTCCAATTACTCAATGCCAAACTAAGTGAGTTTGCAGATGCATTAGAATTAGCAGAAGAACAGATGTGGAGACTATGGGCAAAGTATGAAGGCGGAGTTTGGGACGGTGAGATAGAGTATCCAGGTGCCTTTAACATACGTGACACAGCTAATGAATATCGCAATCTACAGATAGCAAGCCAATCAGCGGCAACACCAAATGCCAGAGCAGTAGTTGAATATCGTATCCGTGAGTTATTAGACGATCCGCGTTATACTATCACAGAAGAAGAAGCATTTGAAAATGCTGATTACCAGGCTGAGATTGATGAAGTCAATATGATTGCTGGTGAGATTACTAATTTAACAGCACCCGCAGCACCCGCAGCACCTGGAGACGCAACAGCACCAACACTAACAGGTGCTCTTGAACATCCCCCAACCACTCCAGCAGATAGATCCGCACATATACAAAAGATGATTATGGACGGTTATACAGATGCTCAGATACTAGCCATACATCCAGAAATCACAGCAGATGATATTAGACTTGCTAAAGAACAATTACTTAATTTAGGATAACCATATGTGGCATAAACTATTAAAACTATTAAAGATTAAAACTTGTTGGATCTGTAAGAAATCAACAGCATCAAAGGCTAAAAAGAAATAATGGAAGTATTAGAAGTCATTGGCAAACTTTGGCCTATATTGGTCAGCTTCGTAGCCTTGGTTATAGTTTTAGCCAAGATGGATGTGCGTATAGGCACAGCTGAAGAAAAGATTAAAACGTTATTTGAACTACATAACAAAGGAAAATAATATGCCAGTCCGTAAGGTAAAATCAGGATATAAATTTGGCACATCTGGTAAAGTATATCCTACAAAAAGACAAGCACAGCGTCAAGCACGTGCTATCTATGCAAGTGGATACAAGAAGAAATAATCACTAGGAGAACTATTATGGGTATGGGTAGAGGAAAAGGTAGAGGCAAGGGTCGTGGCACAGGACGCAAACCAGGACGCTAATTGGGCGGACTATTTCTATGGTATCCGTGAACAATGTCCGTGGAGTTTGGCGGCTTGGCGTAAGGGTGAAATAGACATAGTGGATTGGACTGGTGAGGTATTACCACTTAGTCCATATCAAGCCAGAATATATAGATTTACAGGCACAGACAAAGAACTAAAAGCATTAGCCAAGGAGTTAGACAATGGTGAATGCGAATGGCTTTACAGCTATCCAGGCTACGGGCCATTCGCCACACCTGAAAGAGTATTGATACAACAGGATCGTGCAGAATTAGCACGCCTGAGAAATAAAAATAAATAAGTATAACTTATTGATACGGGCGTATCAATAAATATTATACAACACTCCAAAGGAGGCATCGCGACATGAGCGAGCAAGAAATCATGGCAGGCAATACCGTAGAAACTGATACTACAAGCCAAACTTCACAAAATCAGGAACAAGCAGTTAGTAAGACATACACGCAGGAAGAATTTGACAATCACATCGCTGGACTTAAATCAAGTCTAACGAAGAAACTACTTAAACCCTACGAGGATTTAGGTGACGTCAATGAACTCCGTGCTCTCAAAGAAGCCCAGATTAAAAAGGCTCAAGAAGAAAGCCTTAAGAAAGGCGAGTTTGAGAAGATCTTACAGGATATGGCTGCTAAAAAAGACGCAGAGATTTCTAAAAGAGATTCTGTTATTAGAGAATATAAGATTGAGACACCGTTATTGAACACAGCCGCTAAACATCGTGCTGTTGCTCCTGAACAGGTAAAAGCATTATTGAAAAATAATATCAATCTCAATGCTGATGGTGAAGTTGAAGTATTAGACAACAATGGACAGATAAGATACAACGACAAGGGCATAGCTCTTTCAGTTGAGGATTTAGTCAGCGAGTTCCTCGCAGCTAATCCACATTTCGTCCAAGCTAATCCAGCAACAAGTTCAACCAAATCCAGCATCACTAATAGCCAGGCTCCTATAGATATCAACAAGTTGGATATGAAAGATCCAGCACAAAGAAAGATTTACGCGGAATATCGTAAATCACAAGGTATTATTTAATTAAGGAGATTTAATCGTGGCAACAACAACAACAAGTTTGAATGATTTACTACCAAGTATCATTCAAGAAGCTCTATTCGTAGCTTCAGAACAAAGTATCATGCGTGGTCTAGTAAAGAACTACACATTGGGTCCAGCACAAGGTAAAACTATCAATGTGCCTATCTACCCACAACAAACAGCAGTAAGTTTGACAGAAGGTTTACGCATCAACGATCATACTTCAACAGGTTATGCTAATGTATCAACAGACACAGCAACTTTAACAGTTGGTGAAGTTGGTATCGCAACACAAATCACTGACTTAAGCCGTATCGCTTCAGCAAGTAATGTTATCGCTGACGTGGGAAGACTTTTTGGTGAAGCTATCGCTCGCAAAATTGACACAGACTTAACAGCACTATTCAGTGGCTTTACAACAAATACCGTTGGTAATGCATCAACCGTATTATCAGCTGCAAGTATTTTCCAAGCAGTGGCAAAACTACGCCAGGCAGGTGTCCCTTCAACAGACATCGCAGGTGTATTTTCGCCAGCAGTGGCATATGACTTGAAAGCAAACCTAACTAACACATTCGCTAACCCAAATGCAGGCGTAGTTCAAAACGAAGCTATGGCAATGGGCTATGTGGG